GTTAATATTTCTGAAAACGAAATTGACAATTATAGACGAAAAAATGAAAATAAAGAATTAGAAAAGAAAACTATGAAAGAAAATACAAACAAAGCATCACATACCGATGACTTTTCGTATCAAGATTTTATGAGTGTTCTTACTGAAATTCGTGATTATCTTAAAATAATTGCGGATAAGTAAACTTGTCCAATTGATGCTATTTCAAACATAAAATATTTAAGATGTAACCTATTATTACTTTTAATTATACTTTTTTTTTGAAAATGAAAAATGTTTGTAACAAAAACTTTCAAACACAATATGCGTATATAAACGACACATATGTTCATATAACCGATTACATATCAAATCATAGAGATGAGAAACCTTTATGTGGGAAGAAGCATGAATTGGTTTTATGTAACGGGGAAAAAAACAAAATACATTTTAGACATAAGAATAAGTCGGATGTTTCGTGTGAATATATATCTGAATGGCATTTGAAGTGGCAATCGTATTTCGTAAATACAGAGATCCCATTCAAGAAAGTTGATGATAAACAGATTAAAGATAGACGGGCGGATGTAGTATTAAAGAATAATTGTATTTTAGAGATACAGCATAGTAATATATTAGATAGTGAAGTTATTTGTAGAGCAAGTGATTATAAAATCAATGGTAAAGATGTGATATGGATAATAGATGGAAATACAAAAGATGTTAAATTGGATGTTTTAAGTGATAGTTCTTATTTAATAGAGTTTTGTGATGACTGGAAGTATAAATCATTTCAGTATAAGTATGACTTTGTATTGGTAGATATTGATGATAAAATTTTTAAAATTAAAACGAAATCGGTTCACAATAAATTATCTCATACAAAGATGTTTCATACAAAAGAGAAGATAGTTGATGTTCTAAGAACAAATCCTACAGATATTTGGAATATATGGGATGACGACAACGATATCAAACCTACTTTGAGAATAAAGCAAGAAGGAGCTGGTAACGGAAAGACATTTGGTATATGGAAATCGATATCACTCAATTTGGATAAACAATTATATATTATTATAACGAAGCAACATACAGCGAAAGATGTGATCAAGAAAGAATTAAATGATCAGGCTGAAAGAAACGAATATCATATAGTTAGTAATATCGAAAACATTGATATAACTACTTATGGTAAACAATACATAATCGAATACGAACACATACGAACAAAAAGAAAATGTGTTGTAGTTATTGGTTCAATCGACTCCTTTGTGTTTAGTTTAACAAGCAAATATACTAAAAAGGGATCTAACTTTTTTGAGGGATTGCTTTATAACATTTGTGAGAATGGTTGTGATAAGATGAACACAAAAACGGGTGAGATCAGATATGCTGGTATGAAATTAAATTTAGACAAGACAACTGAGTTATGGATAGACGAAACCCAAGACCTGTCTATTTTATACTACAAAGCGTTCGTGAAACTCATGCTTCTTACAAAGATAGATATCGTTATTGTGGGTGACAAGCTACAGAGTTTAGAATACCATGAAAACTTTATGACTTTTATTGATGAAGATGGACAATACGATATAAATGTGGTAAGAGATTCACAAAAAAACATTAACCGAAGAATTAAAGTGCTTCATATGGCCAAAAAAATTAATAAACTGGTAGATTTTAAAGAATATAAATTACCGAAGATAGAAGTCAGTAACAAGGACGAATTACATGATCATGGAAAGAGTGTAGTTCCATTCACACAAAAGAGTGTTTATCATAACGATACTGACGAAAACAAAGTAAACGAGGAAGTTAATAAAATTTTGAAGTATGTTGATGATGAAGTAAACAAATACGATTACAAACCAAAAGATTTCTTGTTTATTTTTCCAATAATGAAAGGAAATCAACTTGCTGGTGAGTTGGAAACCAAACTAAACGAATACTGGTCGAATAAATTAGATGATAAAGATGAATACCACCAATATGCGGTTTTACATAGACACGAAGCCGGTCAGGTTATAGACACCACGTTATCTCAAGAAGCAACACGTATAATGAGTATTCGTGCATCTAAGGGTGACGGACGAGCAGTAGTGTTTGTGTTGAATTGTACAGAACAGTCTCTAAAGCTTTTTTCCAATGGTGAAAAAAATATCGTGTATGAGTCATATTTGCATGTTGCGTTAACGCGTGCGAAGAACAAGTTGTATTTTGGATACCAGAAAAATAATGATGACATTCATAGGAGACTCTCTATTGTGGATAATGACGTAATATACACACCAACTATCAAAAACAGTATTCACATAGAAACCCTCGCACAATACAAGGATGTCCATTTGTTCAACAAGTTGTTGGACGAACATGGAATAGAGCAATATCTCTCCAAAGTGTTAGAAAAAGATTTGCCAAAAAAAAGCACTCCAAGAAAAATGATCGATTGGGATTATCATTGTATTTGCCACGCAGTGTATTACAACTTTGCTTTGTTTGAAATTTTTTCACGATACAGAACAAAAGAACTACTTAAACAATCACAGATCAAGGTTGTTATGGACAAGATAAGTAAACTTAGTATTGTGGAGCGAACACCAAAACAATTTTACGAGGATATTAATAAATTGAAACCGTTAGAAGATCTTATTTATTTCCCATTATGTAAGGTATCTAAACAGAACAGGTTTTATGTGTATTTTCAAAAGATAAAGAGTATAATGCTTGATATACAAAACAAGTACAAAAAAAACAATCTATCAATAGGTGAATTTTCACCGATGTATAGCAGCATCCTAATTATAATGATTGACCTGTACACAAACAAACAATATCATCATTTCACCCCATTAACAATGTATAACATCGTCCATGCGTTTGAAACTAAAAACAACATTCAAGAGCTTCTTGACGAAACTAAAATAATCAAAACGATTGTTCATAGTCTTTTATGTCATAAGATTCCATTGTCTATAGACATAGAATGGAACATAGAACACACAGTGTCTTATGATGGAAATAATAAAGATATTACTTTATATAACAATTTCAACATAATTGGTCATAGTAAAGAATATGTATATCACTTGATGTTCAAAACGGACATTGGCGATATAAATATCAAAGAAGTTCTTTTCGACATACTTGTAGAAAGAATGTTATTGTTTTCTCCAAAAAGCAACGAGCACGCCAAAAACAACAACACTAGGTTCAATTCAAAACGGATAATAACATATCTATTGATTTTGAAACAGAATCGTTATGAGGTTTACGATTTAAACATTGAAGAAACTATTTTTTATGAAATGAGAACAATATTATCAAGTAGTATTTGTAAATATATGAGTTTACACAATAAAGACATTTACAACTACTTTTGTTATGTAAAAAACAACATGAAAATAGACGAGAAATTTAAGAAGTATTCAACACCTTATGAATGTATCGCAAAAGATGAGGTGTTTCGAAAAAATGAGCAGATTAAGAATTTTTTTAATTATTTACATCAAGAATACAATTTCAATAACAAAAAGTATGTTAGAGATATAACTAACAACTTCGATATGTTTAACTCAAAACTCAACGAGTGTATTGAGAATATGTGTAGAACATATTTCAATATTTATGATCAAGATGACACTTGCGATTGGTGAAAAAAGTGATACTTATTAATTTATTCGAGAACTTCAAAAGTTTAGTATGTCTAAACGTACTTTTCAATAAATAATCGTTCTTTATCCGTAATATCAAATTCATCGTAAACATCTTCATAACTCTCACAATACGGAAATCTTTGAAGAATACGAATGTTATTAAAGTTTCCGTATCGACAAATATCGTTTATGAACTTGTACAAAGGATGATTCAATACTTGACTAATATTATCTGCTTTTTCATTGTTTTCACAACGTATGAAAACAATGGATTGTGTCATTCCACAATTATCTACGAATGTACCGTAATATGATGTCGTAGACATAAACACCTTATAACCGTCTTGATACTTATGTGGTCTCGAACTCCATACGTGTTGTTTAGGTGTGTGTATCAATCTGTATTTATGTGTGTCATCTTCTTGATCTCTAATCAAATTTCTTTTCGTATATTTGTGAAGGTCACTACTGGTTTCAATCTTGAACTTTTCATTATCACAATCTACAGTTTTGGATAATATAGATTGAATTCTTTTGTTGTAAAATAATGGTATGTAATTACGTTCTTGACTTTTAACGTGACTAATGTATTTCGTTTTTTTCCAAATGCCTTCGATGGTGATATCTTTGTAGAACGGAGTGTTTTCTATGAGATACCAAGTAAAAGACGACCCGACTTTCTTAAAGTATTTTTTGCATAAATGAATGTTAATGTGGTGTATCTGTAATTTAGTTAAACGATTGATTAACGTGTTACGATCTGAGAACGACATCCAATTATCAGGTGTTATATACAACATATAACCGTTAGGTTTCAACAAATCTAATGTTTTTGATATAAAAGAACCAATCATATTATGGTTCTTTGAAGCTCTTTTTCCGTTAACAAGGAGTTTGGCATAGGGAGGATTCGCGACAATCAAGTCAAAACGGATGTTATAATCCATTTCTAAGAAATCCTCCTCCCGAATATCAATCATATCACTATCAAACACCTCTCTAACTATTTTCAATCTCTTGATGTTAATATCATTAAAATATAACATATTTAGAACCGTATCTTTAGAATGATGTTGAATAAGTTTGTGGTAGATGGAGATCATAAAGTTACCGGAGCCACAACAAGGGTCGAGAATTTTGATGTCATCACGTTCCCAGAATGATTCAGGTATGGATGCGATCATATCTTCAACGCAAGATATAGGTGTGGGTTCGTCGTTAGACGTTTCGAAGAGATCTTTGTTTTTGTTAAGAGTATTATCATAAAAAGATTTAAGTTCATCATAAGTATCATCAATGGTCTTCATCTTTTAAAGGAGCACTAGTATATTGTATATTGGATATTTCTTTAATCAAATTTTTTTGGAAAATTTGTGAACCACAGAGAGAAAATATTTTGGTTGACCAAATATTTATATAAAAATGAAAAATGCGCCCCCCTACTCAAAACTACTCAATTTATTTTGAGTCGATGGTCTTAATTTAAAGATTACATTTATTAAATGAGTAAATCTAAAATGGTGTATGTCTGTTCAAAATGTAATTACACAACCAATCGTTTACTCAATTTCAATCGACACCTAAACCGTAAGAGATCTTGTAACACAAATTTAATTGTTGAGTCGTGTAATGTAACGGAACCTTTAAATAACAATCTTGAGTCTGTGAGAAAACATGCAGATCCTGTGAAAGTACATGTAGATCCTGTGAAAGTACATGCACATCCCTCGAAAATAGAAGAAGAAAATGAAAGTGAAAATTTAAAATGTGTAAAGTGTAATCGACTATTCACAAGATTAGATAATTTAAAAGTACATATGAATCGGTGTGATGGATCGATAGATAGACAATGTCCAATATGTAAGAAAATGTTTACTAGTAACCAAGGTAAATGGAATCATATGAAATATGTTGATTGTAAGTCATCACAAATTGTATGTTTACCAACAAATAACCAGAGTAATGTTGTGAATGCGGACACGATTGAAACTTTGAATTCTAATTGTAAGTATAATAATTGTTACAATACAAATAATAACAATATAACATTCAATAAATTGGAGTTTGGGAAAGAAGATTTGACTAAATTGTGGAAAGAGAAAGATTATATGAATAGGAATTTGAGAGAGTTGAAATACGCAATACCTAGAGCAATGATAGATTTGTATTTCAATGACAAATATCCGGAAAACCAAACATTACGTAAGTTGAGGAGTAAAGGTAACATCGTCGAGATCTATCGAGACGGTAAGTGGCAGAAAAGAATCTTTGAAGATGTGTTCCAACCGATTAACGAACAAATCGAACATTACCACCACCCATTCTTTGAAGACTTCAAGAACAAGTTCAAAGATATGATTCAAGACAAGAAATTTAACAAACTAATCCGTCCAATGAAGACATATGTGCATATGATGTTATGGTACGGATGGGATTGTGAGTTTATGAAAGACACGGGAATACCGGTTAATCATCCAGAAGACGAAGCGATGAAGAACAAGAGAAGACGAGATATGTTCAAATTGATGATGGAGACGATGTACGACGAATGTATTAAGTTAGATACACCACCACAATCGAATATAACTATTTGATTATATAAATGACGTACTACGACGAAAAGTGTGTAAATACGTGTTCACATATTTGGGATTATTGTTACTTCTTTTGTTGTTATTGTTGTATAATGTTTAAGAAACATCAAAGAGAGTATGATAATTGAATGTTGTATAGGAGAACGTAAATACAGAAATTGGTTAATAAATGAAAGATAATATGCCATAAAATCCAATTATCAGACAATTTATCGTAATGATAAGTAATTCTAGATAATGTGTAACTAAGAATAATATTATTCAAAGCGATTATAGAGTAGTAATAATGTACGTGTAAAGTGGAGTATGAGATTAACAACACAGTTGCGATTCTAGACACATACAAATCGATATAATGAAGTAGAACGTTTGAATAATTGGATAAATGATACAAAGTAGAACACGAGTAAACAGAAGTCATAAGTAACGCAATAAAGTATTCATTGAGATAGTAAGAGTATATGGCATTAAGAAGAAACAGATGACTTGTAATAACAATAGAGATGTTCATTGTGACACAAATATTAAATGTTATTAAATTTTAAATAATATAGAATGAATTATCGATATAGTTTAGTTTTTGTACCATTGATATTGTCATCACTTATACAATATATGTTACCAAGTGATTTCTCTAAAACACAAAAAGTGTTCTTTCAACCACCATCTTACGTGTTTGGTATCGTTTGGACTGTTCTATATATTCTCTTAGGAATCTATCTCTATCGATTCTCTTTGACTTTTAACTATAAGTCTATATTATGTGTTTTTATGTTAATTTTGTATGTTATTAACATAACTCTAAACGTATCGTGGACACCAGTAGTGAATCGAATGAGACAATATAAAAGAGGTGTGTATATGATAGGGATGATGATATTATCAACGGTTTTGTTGATAACATTGGAAAATGATAAATATAACAAGAGTTTACTTGTACCATATGTGGTGTGGTTGTTATTTGCGTTGTTACTAAATGTCGAATTAGCTAGATAGTATTTTACGGAGATCGTAAACAAATGCAACAAACAGGATAGAATAATAAGTTGTTACGATAAAGTCTTCTGGAACAATATAGTTAATAAATGTGTTTAGTTTTACGTCTGTGTCGTAACCACACCATTTGTTATGGATGACGGTTATAGGACAAAGACGATTATTTAATTGGTGTGCTAAGAAAGATATAATTAAAATGATAAGATGAATGTAAACGTTGGAAACGTATCCACCGAACATTATATACATTGCAAGTATTTGGTGAAAAAAAATAAGTAAACGACCGCTATTAGACTTACAATTATACAAAATCGCAGGATCAATATTAATCTGTATAATCACCATTATGATAAACAAAATAACAGAGACTTGGTGAAATATCATTTATATCATTTAAGATTTATTATACACGTAATACAAAAAACTAGCTTTAACTTCGTGTATGTCTGGTCGCATTATCGGTGGAACATTCAACATTTTATACAAAAGATAATTAAGATCTTTATTTTTAATGAGTTTCATACTATTGTTAATCTTACCAGATTTAATATATTTTACAATAGTACGATCTTTACTTGAGAAGAACATATCTTCTCCCGTATAAAGTAAAAATATCATAATAGCCAAACTCCAAATGTCGTAACTTGTTGTTTGAACGAATTTGTTATGATTAGGAGGCACCAACAGGCCTTCTGGTGGAATGAATTGCAATGTTCCTGATGTGTTAGACGGAATAAACCCGAAATCAAATTGTGAAAGACCAAAGTCTATAAGTTTAACAATAGACTTTGGTTTTGAGTCTTGTAGAATGAAATTAGTATGTTTGATATCTCTATGAATAATACTATTGACGTGACAATATTCGATTGCATCAATACATTGTAAAATATAGTAGTCTCGTAAGAAGTTTCTATCATCAATATTCTCAACGGTACTTAATGAATCTAATAGATTCATACCGGTACACTCTTCCATAACTATTGCAATCTTCGTGTCAAAATTGTAAGATTCGTGAAATTTAATAATATTTCTATGATTCTTCAACTTAATCATATAATTAATTTCATTCATATTTGTTTTCGTAAGTTTACATGCATAATTAAGTTTGGTATGTTTATGTTGAATTTGATATATTTTACCAAAACCACCAGATCCAAGTTTTTTTTGGAAAACATATGGAAAAGATAGAGATGTCATAACGGATAATATATTTTACCGTTATAACTCTTTAAATTTGTTTCAATTTTATATAATTTAGAGAACAATTTTATCTAATTTAGAGTATCTAAGATTCTGTTTTCTTTGTGTGTCGTGATAGCATCCTTTGGTACCGTCGTACATAACTTTACCATTGTAGAGATTGTCTCCGTCTTCCATAAGTTCAATGTCATAATTATCTAGTTGGGGCGCGATGACACTCGTGAATAAATGAGGCCCTGTTGTTTCCAGAACCGATTTTCTTTCTTGTGTGACGTGTTGTTCTTCAATATTTAGTATCATTTTATCGATAACTTCTTTCATTAGAGGATGTTTAGGGGGGAAGATGAGAACGGCTTGGTTAATTTCTCTATTGTTGGATTTAGGTTTTGAGTCTTTGTGATAATATTTATCCAGATGGGAATGAGTGAGCCACGGCCATAAGGTCAGTTTCAGTTTTGTGTTTTTGTGAATCCAATCATCTAAATTGACTTTAAATTTAGTCTTGATATCGGCATACACACCACCCTCTTTATACAATATTATGTATCTAAAAAAGTCAGCCTTACAAGCTCCACATTTAGGATTCAACTTAGAGAATGCTTCGTATGTTTGTTGAGAAGTGTTATACTTAATGTACTCTACGATTGCATCGTCATCGTAAAACTTAAAAGTATATTGAGGATTGTTCTTTTCGTTTTCTTTCATCACCTTCTTGACACAATCAGGTATGTTATCGTAAGAACTATATGTTTGATGAATGATACGAGGAATGTTGGAGAAGTAATCTATATAATTTTCAATGTACTTTTTTCTATAGGAATTGAAAGACAAAACGAAAATAAAGAGAATGATGATTACAATATACAATTCCATTACGATATTTATATAATTTAATTTAATTTTTGTATAACACCATATATAATTGGTTAATATCAATAAAATTAACATATATTATAAATGTATATATCGTATATACTTTATCTAGTATGTATCATCATTTTGTTAAGAGTCATAATATACACACCGTGTACCATACATATAATACATCGTATAGATCCCTCAAACACAGGTGATATGGTGTCGTCCTGTTCAAATTATTTTCATTTTCCTAATCACGTAAAACACGATATCTACAAAGTAGATCTAACGAAGATCAAGTATAACGATTTTGTCATATTTAGTGGAGGTGGATTGGTTGATAACAATGATGGATGGAATAATACCATAAACAGTGTATTGGATAAATGTAGAAACTGTTATGCGTGGGGAGTAGGCATAAATCTGCACACAAATAGTACAATAAAGACACCAATCAAATACGACAAATTCAAAAGAATAGGTATACGTGATTATAATCATAATAAAATACCTTATTTACCTTGTTCGTCGTGTATGATACCAGAGTTGAGAAATACATACATCATAAAAAGGGAATATGGTGTGTTGGAACACATACATCACGAAATCAATTTAGATTTACCCAAATTGAAAAACAATAAAGATATCAAAGAAATCATTAGATTCATAGGGGAATCAAAGTATATTATTACAAACACGTATCATTGTCTTTATTTCTCTATGTTAATGAAAAAGAAAGTAATATTGTTTGAGAAGTTTAGTTCTAAATTCAATTCGTTAAGACATCAACCTGTTATGTACTCAGGTAATCTAAAAGAAGATTTCAAAAAATGCAAAATATATCCAGAATTTCATAAAGAGTCTATGCAATTAAATAAGGATTTTTACAACAAATTCAGTAGAGATTACCAGATAAGAAGAATAGTAGGATTTTAAATATAAATAGAGATAAAATATGATTATAGTGGTAGTAATTGTAATAGTAGTAGTTATAATGATAGGCGGATTTGTTGCCAGTAAGGGAAAGAAGGTCAAAGGAATAAAACAGAATCAAAATAATAATGTACCATCTCCTAGTGTATCGTTTGATAGACCTATTAGAAAAAGTGACTACAACAAACCCGTTAAGACAGATGAATCAAACATCACACCATCATCACCATCATCACCATCACCATCATCACCATCACCACCATCACCATCATCACCATCACAACCAGCACCATCAGCACCATCAATAAAAGAAAAAAAATTTGAAAATGTAATACAAGAACAACAATCACCACAAGTTCAACAAACGTCCGTTAAAGAGAAACAGGAATTAGTACCCTATTACAGGGATATACCAGAACCACTTAAAAAAAATGAGTAATTTAACGAAAGAATACATTTATAACAATAGAAATAATTACAAAAAGTTGAAGAACGAATTCGATCAAATACATTTGTATAAATACGATCAAAACAAACCGTTTCCAAGCAAAGAAGAATTAAAAGAGTTAAAAAACGTGAATGACGTCCATGCATACGCATACAAGAGTAAATGATGTAACAATGTGAAAGTAAACGTGTATATGTATCCATAGAATGTTTTGATAGTAATGAAGTAAACGAAAGATAACATACAAAGATGTTATGTTGTGTAAAAGAACAATAGGAAATGAAATGTTGTTGGTGTGAGAAATATGATAGTAAAATGTAATAATACCACCTAATCTAGACGTAGTCAAATCTACAAGTCTCTTTTTTTTGCATTTATCATTGAGATGATAAATGGTGGAACCAGAATACATCATCAAGTATGTACAAAAGAGAAGATATTGTTGATAATAAAAAGATAGACATATAGGTATGATGAACGATTGTGTTGAAATAACGTGAATTAACATAATTAATGATAGGATGTACGTAATTAGTTAAATACTTTTGAATACGAACGAATGAAAGCACATATTGCGTAAAAGAGAGAAAGCACGAATCCAGACCACAAGGACACTTCTTTACCGAGAATCATATTAGGTAATGTATAGCGAACGAGAGCAAACGTTATGAAAGCAACAAAAAAATCATAAAGATAAGGATTTAACATTGTAATGAGACTTTTAAATAAGTAAAGAAAAAATGATAGATCAAACGATGGATATAATTGATAGGAATATAATTGATATGTTTAAAGACATAATACGGATAACGAGTGTGAATCAAGCATTCATCCATAACATATTGGTCTATAAAGACCAGTTGTCTAAGAATATGTCTTTAAAGATGAAAAGGATGAAGGATTTTTTTAACGAAAGAGGGGATATGAATTTTTCGATCTATTTGAATAAGATAGAACATATGTTGGAGAAGAATCAGATTATATTGAATTATATAAATAAGGCAATAAACTCGGCGAATATAATACAATTTGGGGATAAACACGATACCATGTATGTAACTGATTATTTAATAGATATGAGAGCATTTATGAGAGAACAAATTGAGAAACAGATATGTGTTATAATGGAAAATATTTAAGAGTATTTATATAAATAAGAGTAAATGGACGAGAGAAGTCTAACAATTGACGAACAATTGGTTGCGTACCTAGAGAGTGTGATGCAATCAAGACCGTCTTCATATTTGAAATATTCAGTAGGAAGTGTAGTGTTGTTTGAACATAACACCAAAAAATGAACGGTTATGTAGTTATTGTTTTTTATCTTATATTATGTCTTTATGGCAAATATAAAAAATTCAAAGTGTCATTAAAAAAGTCATTATTGCGTAAATACATCATATCATACAACATAATTGCAATGTTAATGAATATGTATGTTTTGTATAGTAGAAATATAGACATATTGTTGTTAACCAAGTATATCGAACTAAATGATACATTGATAATGTTGTTACGTAATAGCTATAAACAGATAACATACACACATATGTATCATCATTGTAGTTCGTTGTTATTAGTGAGTATGTTGAGAGATAATTTTGACAAACGGATAGAGACGGGAGTAATGATGAACGGAGGGACACATATGGTATTATATATGTATTACATATTATCATTTGGAATGAGAATTAATAAAAAGAAATATTTGTGGTGGAGTTATTACTTGACACATATGCATTTGACACAATTTTTATATAATACATATAATTGTATGAGTATGGATACTAACATATCGAAAATAGGTCTTTGTCATCAAATATCACTATTTGTTTTGTACGGAAGATTCTTCTATGAACGAGAAAAGAGAAGGCTTACAACTGTTGACTATTTTACTATGTAAAACTATCATATAACTTTCAATAAGTTAATATTGTTGTCATTTTGAAAGTAATTTAAAGATAATTTGTTAATAGTAGTAAGTAGTTCATACTACCAATTAGTTCTTATCTAAAGAACTAATTTAACAAAGTTTAATACTTTGGAACTTATTAAGTTCGATAACCAAGAACTTGATTTTTACGAATC